TGATTGTTAGTCATTGGATTCGTCATCCATCCATGTAGACAAGTCTACAATTTAAGAGCACACTTAAGTCTCACTAGGTGATTCTCTTATGTGTTATGTGAAGGCTCAAGTTCGCTTTTGGCGTTCTCTTCTTCTTTAGGTGTAGCAACCTGAGGAGGACTAGCTTCGTCTTTTACGACTGGCTCTTTCCTATTCACGGTCTTAGCAACCAAATTAAGCTCATTGATCTTGTGACCATTCGCAAAATTAACTGCCTGCTTAGCTACTGCAATTGCTACTTGACGAGTAAGCTCATCAAAGTTTTCTAATTGCATGTCAACGCTATGGCTATAGAACGGTTCTCCATTGATTTGGAGTATCCGTTTAAAGCTTAGACACTTGGTCTTAGAGTCATAAGTAACCATCGGACGTCCCTTAGGGATTTCGTTTTGGCCTTTTGATTTCTGAAGACCACTGTTGACTTTTTGCACTTTGTTTAATCCTTTTAACGGATTCGTTGAACTGCTGTTCAACGGTGAGCCTAAACTCACTTCCAAAGATGCCACGGGTTGGTTTTGACGTTCTTTCGTCATAATTATTCTCCTTGAAGTTAGAACTGTTTTGGCCGCTAGGCGGTTTCTCCAGTTTTGACACATACCTCAAAGGTGTAAGTACAGAAGTGGCCTGAGATGGTGATCCCAGTCCAAGTCTTTCTTCATCCTTTGTTGGTAAGAGTCTTTTGCAGGTTTGGTTTTCCAACCGAACCATGGTATCAATTAGATACACGAAAGTGTTAAAGCTTTCGGTACTGCTAGTTGACTGTTGCTCAGATAAAGTTTTATCTTCATCTGGTGAGCTTATTGAACATCTTTCAGTAAAATCATTATAGCTAAAGTCCTTTACGGACTCATTTGCATCATGACTCGACATATCAATGTCAAAATACATTGAGGGATCTCCGAAGCTGTTTCTAGAGTAAAACTCCTTTCGCAGTTGTAAGAGGTATGACGATTGACTGGGATCCTGTGGTTGCCCAAAGAAATCGCGCAAATCTTTTCGTATCACTCTTTCGGATAAATTATGCTGATTCATCATCAGACATAATTTCCCGTATGGCACACCTGGAATTTTCCATCCTTGACCACCTAAGTGTTCAGGGAGAAAGATATCAAGTGCTTCCATTCTCTCTTTGGTTGACAGATGCTTCATACCATTCCAACCATAGAACGCCAAGGCGTCTATGATTTGCGAGTGACTGGAAAAGATCTTTAACTTAATAGAGGGATTAACTCCGTCAAGCGTAATGAGCTTGCCTAGGAATTCTGCATACTTCGGCGAGATTAAACTTTTTGAAAGGTTTATTTCAACACCAAGTAATGTCATATATTCCTTGTACTCGATTGCTACCTGTCGGTCGTTGATAACTACGTCATCGCCTACGACTTGCCAGCAATTGGTCTCACGACCATTGCAATATACGTCGATATTATCGAGAATTATTGCATGAGTTAATGTCGCTAAATGGAATGAGGGTCCGTAACCTAACGGTTGACCGGCCTCCCATTTAATTCTTCGTTGTAAATCAGTAGACCACCACGAACCTTTGGTCACTATTTCTAGTGCGTCCAGATCGAACTGATCTATAAGACCACACTTGTAAAGTTT